TTACTGCCCGTTTGACTGAAGCGAATCATACTGCTCTTCACACGTCAGTCCGGCCACTACGGCTTCGTCAGCAGCTCTAGCCATTCGTCGCCCTTCCGCTTCCATCTGCTCGAGCACGATTCCGAGCCGCAGTTTGTCTTTGTCTGGCTCTGCCTGGCCTCCATCGTCAACGGCAGGACAGCGGGCGGGACGACGGGATAGCTCGACAACTCGGTCGCGCAGCCCGACAGCAGTACTATTAGCATCAGCGGCATCAGCTTCAACCTGATCAATCCTTTCTCTCGCATCACGTCGTATCCCCTCTACAGCGGCAGCACGCCGCGTCTCTTCTGATCGGGCCTGCTGTTCGGCAAGCCTGCCCGCCTCTTTGTACTGCCCTTCCCTTTTTTCGTACTTCGCTTCCCACTCCGCACCGGTCCAGCTGGAGCCGACCCAATAACCAAGGCCGACCAGGGCGGCAGCCAGAGCCAGAGCTCCGCCGATCTGGATCAGTAACTTGTACTTAGCGATCATTTGCGCCCCTCATGCTCAAGCGAGTAATGGTTCCCGTCATTGAACCGGCCACCCCATGAGCCACCCAGCGATTCCCAATACTCGCCCAAGGGTTTGTGATCATCCGTCTGCTGAAGAAACGTGCCATCGCGAAACAGATTGAAGTCCACGGCCAGTCGCTGCTTGTGCAGGCTGTTAGTAGCGCCATACCCTTTCTTTTCGCCAACATGCCCATGCAAGCGCGGGTCGCGGTAGGCATCACCAAAGGTCAGCTCATAGCCGTTCTGGTAGGCGTATTCGATCAGCAGGCCAATCATTTTGGTAAAGCGGCGTTGCTTGCTTCCGAGTGACATATAAACTCCAGGCAATAAAAAACCGCCTCAAGGGCGGTATGTGAAATGGTCAGCATTTTGATCGTGCGGGGATGACAGCTCAGGACGGTGGCGGCAGTATCAACACCAATTCTCACAGGGATTGTGAGTCGTCCTGAAATTCCTAGTTATATCGCCGGTGATGTTTGCAGTACCGGAAACCCTACCCAAGCGCTTTACGCGCGTCGTCTTCGTCCATGCCGTGGCCGATCATTGCTTGTACAGCGAACTCGTTGCTTCCATAAGGGAGACCGGGACCAACACCGAGCTTGATCTGCGCCTTGTAGCTGCGCAATTCTTCCCACACGCGGAACCACTTGGTTCGGTACAGCGCCTTTTTGGCAAAGGGTGCGAGCACGGCCAGCCAGCCGGTAATGGGCGCTACCCAATAGGCCAGCGCTCCGACAAGCAACAAGCACAATATCGTCACTGCGTACCAGTTCTGGACGTGCAACTTCTCGTGCTCCAGCAACCCGTCGTCAACCTCGTACTTAGAGTCGATGGTGATTTTCCAGAACTCCTGTGTACCGGGGTGGATGCGGCCTGACTTGTATTTCACGCTGTAATATTTCATGTGGCCTTGTCCTGAAATTCCTAGTTATATCGCCTATGATGTTTGCAGTGCCGGCAACCCTACCCTTCTGCGCTATCATGAGCCGTCAACTGGCTTTCCAGTACTGCCTTATTCGCATTGAGCTGCTCGATGGTTTCTAGTGCGTCGATCAGAGCTTGAGCCAGTATCAAATCAGCTGGGAACTCAACACTTCCAATTGGATATGGGCCGTCAATGCTTCTGCTTATTTCTACGCCGTCTCGCTTTAGTAAATTCAAGAAGGCGACATGCGCTCCCGCAATAGTGCCGTCTTCCGCATAGCGAATGAGTATTTCGTTTGGGACTCTTTGTTCTGCGATGCTCATAACCTTGCTCCTTATGCTTGCACTATTGTGTTGTCGTAATAAGTCTTCCACCCGCCTTGGTAGTAAACAGGCACTCCGGTTCCTGCGCCTGCGCCTTCGCCCGATTTACGCCCGTTTGTAGCGTATGCATTGGCGCCAGCCAAAGCAGCTGCTGGCAGGGTGGCGACGGTGTAAGCGCCTGGCCTGATGGGTGCCACGCATACAGTAGACCCATCTGCAAATATCGTTAGGCGCGTCAGCGTGTAATTAGCTATCGAGAAAAGGGGCCGGTTTGAAACTACCTCATCGCCCACGCGTGAGGATAGGTTTATAACCGCCACAGACCCTGTGTCGGTCCCTACGTTAGAGTCTCCGATTAACTGCAGGCTGGGTACGCTAGGTCGATCGTGGGCATACGCCAAAAATGACGCATCAAGAGCAGCCGACGATGTGTTGGAAAAAACGGAAAAGTAGCTGTTGGGGTCAGTGCTTTTTCTAAGATCTAGCACAGATCCCTTACCTGAAGCCCTGGCTGCGCTAAGCGGGGTCCAAGCAGAAGAGAATCTTCCGCTGCCCCCGGTAATCGACACATTTGAAGCTGACTGAATTGCCATGCTTTCCAGCCCCAGTGCACTCCGCCCCGCGGCAGCATCAGCGCTGGCGACAAAGCCCCTGCCCCATGCTGAGGTGATGCTATTCCACCACGCCGTAGTAGCCTGCCTTACCCGCAGCGAAGTCCACTTGCGCGCTGTAGTTGCCGTGCCTGTTTCGGCTTCCTGTTGTGGTACTTCGGTTGCTGTCCATTCGCGGGCGTCAGTGAACCGGGCATCGTCGTCGTTAGCTTTGTCCGCAAGCGTCGCTGTCAGCGCTGCATTGGTGGGTAGCGCCCCGAGCTTGGTTTTCTCGCCCGTGCTGTAGTCCTCAGTGCTTAACCCCTTACCGGCGACCTTATCGACCTTGGCATCAAGCGCGTTTTGCAGCCCTGCAATATTACCGATACCGAGCGTGTCCAAGGTCGCGCGGTTAAGCTCTATGAAATCGACAATTTCCTGCAGAGTATCCAAGTTGATGTTGTCGGAGTTGAGCAGCGTCTCGATGTTGTCGATCAGCGTCTTCAGCTCCACCCCTTGGTTTGCGCTCAGCGGCCGCTGCGGGTCATTGGTGGTTAGGTTGTCGGCGATGGCAGATAAGTTTATTTTTGCTGCTTCCACAGCATTGAGTTCTGCCTGCGTGGCCATATCTACTGCAAAGCCGGGGTTCGGATAGGTGCCAGACAGTACGCCACCAGCACCACCTGTTGGGGGCCGCGAGTCAATCAGGCGTGAATCGTCGCCGCCAACCTTGCCTGCTAACAGCGTATCCGCCTGATCCTTCGTATACCGATCAGCCAGCGCGTTATTCACCGCGAGCACTAAAGCATCATAGGTGTCTTTATCAACCTTCAGGCCAAGCCGAGTCATCAGGTCAGTCTGCTGCGTGATGTCACCCTGTATGGTGCCCCAAGGCCGATCAATCACACCGGCGTCAATCTCGGTGCCGTCTTGCAGGGTGATGATCAGATGGCCGTCTTCATCAATCGCTGCGCCTGTGATGGTTGGCCCGGCTGGCCCACGGTCGCCTGCCAGTACCGCAAAGCCCTGGCACACCTTACCGGCATTAGCGCCAGCCACCTCAACGCTGACAGCGCCAGCATAGGCACGTATCACTTCACCGCCGGGCATGGTCACGTCCAACACGTATTCGCGAACAGTCCAGTCGAAAGCCTCGGTGGTTGCCGCATTGATGTTGAGTTCGATCCAGCCACCAGCATTCACCGTCACCGGCAACGTGCCTACCTCTGCCCCATCTTCCAGCAACTGCAGCACAGCAGTCGCGCCGGCTAGATCAAGCGGCGCCTGATAGATCAGTTGGCCACCTTTGGCATTGGTGCCAGCCGCATTAATGGTGTTTATCTCAATGGTGCTGACATCAATTACGCGGGCCATGTGGGGCGTGTTACGCAGCGGGGCGCGGTTGAGCGCTTGCAGCTGCTGGGCCTGCTCTACCCATACTGGCCAGTCGGTCGGCAGTTCGTGCGCTACGGTAAGTTGCACCGGGGCCGTGGCCGCAATGGCGGTGATGGTTTTATAAATCAGGCTGGGCTGCATAATGCGCAGCACAGCACGGAAGGTGGCGCCTTTATCGACGCGCAGGTCTAGACGGGCCGGCTGCATTGGCGGCTATCTCCGATGAGTTGTTGAGGGGGTTGCGGGGGTTAGCTGAAGCTGAAGCTGTGCTTGCCTTCGGGCAGCGGGTTGGTTGCGCAAGGCCATTGCAGAGCCGCCGTGCCGCCCTCAAAACCGCCGTATACAGCTGCATCATCTGCGGCAAAAACAAAGCCTGCGAGCGTGAAGCTATCAAATGCAGGCACCGGAGTGCCTGCGGTCGGGTCTCTGTATGCAAGCCGCAAGTAGGGTGCGCTCGTGTTGTACCAAACCAGCTCCAGTATCTCGCCTTCTGCATCCACTGCTGGCGTTCCACCGGGAATTACCGTCGAGCCCTCCCCAATTTCACCAATTGGCGAGATACTGGAAAGCCCATCCGGCGAATAGCCATAGGCGTAACCGCCAAACGCATTACCGGCAATCAGCTCGCCTGGATGCAGTGGCACCACTGGCTCCAGCGCTGTAACACGCGCTGTCAGATCGGCAATCTGCTGTTGCAAGCCTGCCAGCACGCCTGCGGTTACAGCTTGATAAATCACGCTGCCTTCTGGCCATGGCTGATCGTCTGTACCCTCAAGCCCACGCTCTAGTGCGGCGATGCCAGAAACCACTGTAGCCGTTAGCACTTCCCAGCGTGTTGCTACGCTGGTGCTGTCTGCAAGCGTGAGCGTGTATTCGCCATCCGGCAACGATAGCTCGGCACTCAGCGCGCCTTGGGCTAGAGCTAGCGGCTGCATATAGTTATTCACAAAGTTCATAGATACCTCATGCTGTTTAAGTCCAACACAGGCTGTACTCAGATCGCGCAGCCTCTCCGCTCAAAGGGTTCCATGAGCCATAAAACGGCGGGTATCCCGCATTGCCTGGATTCCATGTTTGTTCTGCCACGGGGGCTAGGGTTGCCTCACCGCCCGGAGTAAAGGCGGTGTTTGCCGCTGTGATCTTGTAATAGGGGCTGCGCGGGACGACCTTGCGCGTGTATTGAGCATGATCAAGCCAGCCGAACATCACGCCGCTGTACTGAGCAAAGCCATACATCCAGTTATCAATGTAGTGAGTTGCTTCGCCTTCCAGAAAATCGTTCGCGCGTGAGATGAAAGCAGGCATCGTCAGCAGCCTCACCGTCTCTTCAGCACTGGTGAGAGCGAACATGCCCACGCCAAACATGGGCGGCCAATTGGTACGGCTCAGGCTTACGCCTTCTTGATACGTTTCATCTACGTTGGGATATTGCTGCCGGGTCGAGCGTGCGGTTTGGTATTCGGGCGGCACGTAACCAAGCCATGCGGGCCACGGCACATCCGGATCATTGCGCGTAGCGCCCCACTGGGTATCTTCATATTCGACCGTGCGCGATACCACCTCTTCACCGTCGAGCAGGTAGAACTGCCTAGCGGTGGCGGCAAAGGTGGACGTTTGCTCAATCCGAAACCGAATCGGCTGCACCGGTACAATGCCGATAGCCATACAGGCGCCTGTCACGTCGTTTGGTGTGGCCCCGTAGCTGTCAATTTGAGGCTGCAGCTGCGCCACCGTGGGCGCGTCGGCATTCCAGTTGCTGGCAAAGGACTGCCCTGCCGACACTTCATGTATACCGCCATCAGAGCCGTAAAATAGCGACACGATGTAGCCGGGGTGCTCTACCGTTCTGCTGCCTGCCCCGACCCTAAACTCTTCAATGATAGCGGGCGGATCATCTTCATCGGCCGCCCGAATAACAAGATCGTTGCGCACCTCAAAGGTGCCGTTGCAGACCGGGTATTCTTCGCCCTCGTATTCAGTTTCTGACACGAGCTCCTGCACAAGCCCAACCAGCGGCGGGTTGTTAACCACCTCAACAGGTGACGAGATCGTTTCATCGCGTGAGCGTAGCGTTTCCAGGGTGATGGTTAATTCGGAAGGAGCCCCACTAAGCCGTATTTCAAAAAATCCCAATGGATGCGTCCACGTCTGCGGTGCGCTTGAATCCCCTGAAGATGGGCTGTTATAGATCATGAATAGTGCGCCCGATCCATCAGGCTTAACGTGGTGCCGACACACCCCTGTCACCGCCGGGCCATCGCCGCTTTGCTCAAAGTCGGGCAGGCTTAGCGAGTATTCGTATATCTCGGGAGCGCCGCCCAGTACGCCGAAACGCTCAATCCGAATGCTGCCCGATGTGGGCAGGCCAAGGGCTGGGCTAAAGGTCGGCTTGACCAACCAGGGGCTGGAATCTGGCGCAATGTAGATCCAGGCATTAAAGGGTAAAGCGCGACCGTGTAGGCTGCAGCCAGCCAGCAGCGCAGTATTTCGCCACAGCCGCCCCGCGAGCGCGTCCGCCTCGGTGGTTTCAGGTAAAGGCAGTCCAGGCACGCGGATTTCGCACGCCGTGCCGATCTGCACAGGTAAGGCTTGCCCAAGAGACCAAGGCAAAAACTCCCCGGTCGACAGCTCAAGCTGCTCATTCACTACCAGGCCATGCCAGGGGCAGCCCCACGGTGGCACGGTGCTCATCAGGGCGCCTCCTCTTCAACAGCGGACGGATCGGCAAGCTGGAACAAAACCTTGTCGCCATTTGCGTCGCGCATTACTAATTCCTTTATGGCCGGCAGGATGAACAGCCCATCGCTGCTCTTCAGGCCTTCAGGCCAGTACGTGCGGTCGAGTTGCGGCGTGCCCGTCATGACCGCATCCGGATCGCCAACAGGTGGCGCCGGGGCTGTTTCGCCTTCGATCAAGGGGCTGGCGATGCCGCCGGTGCCGCCTTGGCTACCGGGCTGGTAATTACTTTGCGAATACCCACGGCGTGATGGGATGCCGCCCCGCGCCTGCTCCTTTGTTAGCGTTGGTGGCTGCCTGTCATCCGGAAGCGCCTCAGCGAGATCCTTAATCAGGTCTCCAGCCATACGTTGGCGGCGAGTAACGATCGATACAGACATGTCAGAGTTCCAGTTTGTCTGAAGGCGGGGCTACCCGATAAACAACGGCTTTCTCGGATTGATTCTCGTCGCGCCACTGCTCGGGGATTTCAGGCGTATCGATTGCGAAACGCCGTGGGTAGCGCAACTCTGGGTTTCCGTTGCCGATCGAATAGCTACCGGCAAACCCTGCAAGCACGTCGTCATACAAAGGGCTTTCAGCCCGCAACCCTATCTGTGTAGGCAGCACACCTGAAAACGCAGCAGCTGGGTCGTCTGAAAAAACCGGGGCGGTTGGTATATTCAACGGATCAGCAATGCCCGCAGCGTCACCGCGACTGACTGAGACGCTAATGCTCAATACTGCAGCTCCGGAATCTATATCCATTTCTTCTTTCAAGTCGGATACGGTCCCAGTCACAAGCGCGCCTTGATCATTCAACCGTAGACGCTGCCCCAGGTCGATCCGGAGCGCGTGCGCCAGCGGTACCTGCCATGTAATCACGTTGGCCCGTTGCGCTTTTAAAAGGATAACTTGGCAAATGGCTAGGGCGCAGCTAAGCGCTGCATCAAGGCGGCCTTGGTCTCGGCGCGGCAGCTCGTCTATCGGATCATCGTCTGGCTCACCGGCGGCGGTGCCTCCGCTTTCGTCCCACAGGGTATCGTCGCTACTGTCGGTATCGAGAACAAATCGCTCGCGCTGAATCACTTCATCGACAGCAGCAACCGCAGCAGGTATTTCAAGTCGAATGCGATACTGCTCAATGACGCGCTGGGTCCAGCGAACGCTAGCGGTAAAGGTGGCACCAAGAAGTAAGTCAGTATTTTTGTTGTACCACGGAGGGTCCGCATTAGGCAGATCACCGAACAACCGATACCAGCCCGGGTTGCTGAGCCACCAACCTGCAGAGTCAACCGCCGCGGTAACCATCTCAACATCTGGCAGCTCTGTAGAGTTGGCGCGCCATGCCTGAAACCCAAGCAAGCCCTGGTTGCCGGAAGTACCAGGGTGAAGCCAAGAATAGCCTTGATCTTTTTGACGATAGCGCGTGAATCGATAATCTACTTCTAGCTCAACTATGTTGACCGCGTCGCTTAACGTTGACAAGCCAACATCAACCGACTGAAATACCGTGCTGCCCTGGGCGAACTCGTAATGCACGGCATTAGTGAACCATGGGGTCAGGCGCGGCTGCCCTGCTTTATCCACGTTCAGGCTAAACGCCTGTGTGCTCATGCGCTCCTGCGCGTAATCCCAGCGCGAGCGGCCATCGACCGCTTCAAATACATCATCAGACCAAAGACCACCAACCATTAGGTCAATGTCTTCAATCTCCATGGCTTCGATGGTATCGCTCAAGCGCGTGGTGGCCTCGCACGACAGCACTCTGCTGACCGGATCAAACGAGGGCTGCACCAGATAGCCAGTGAATCGGCGGTCGACTATCTCAGGCGTGCCGGCCACCACAAAATCAATCGTCAGCGCTTGCCCCGCGTAATCACCAATGGTGACCGGATCAGGCCCAAGCCACAGCGCCAGCGAAGCAACCTTGTCGCCAGCCTCAGACGCCTCAATACCGATAGAGCCCAACAGTTTAGCGCTTACATCAACGCCGCCTAGAAACACCACCGGGCGCCAGCTAAAGCCATTACCAGGGCTGATGATCTGCGTCTGAACTGATCCAGAGGCCGACAGGCTATTGAGCGGCACCGCATTGATTGGGGAGCCGTTAATCATTTGGCACCTCGTGGCACACCAACTGCCAACCTACAACGCTGTCGCCGTAATCTTCATCTAGCGGATCACACAGCACGGTGAACTGTGGGAACAGCGTCACAGCGTAGGCTTGCGCACCGGCAATCTCAGTAATCGTGGCCGCCAGATCAACGACCGATACAGGTGCTTTCACCCACCGGCCATTCACCAGCGCTTCAGCTGTCACCGGTGAATCGTCGCGTGGTGTGGCAGTCAGCGTCAGGCTGCTGGAAACTGAAGCAATCCGCAGTGGAGCGTGACACTTGAGCAGTTGTTCTTCGTCCAGATCCAACCCTTCCAGCCCGCTGGATATCCAGCCTGTGCCAGAAATCGTGATGACGCGACTCTTCCAATGACGCATGCGCACCGGCTTGCCGCCACTCAAGCGAAGATCAGTAGACCCGCCTTCGACGCCATAGCTAACCGCAGGCGCGCCGCTCTCCAGCGTGACCGGAATACCGCCGAGAATCAGCTGAGTCATTATTTGCCCTTGAGCTTTTGTTTGCGGAAGAACTGCGCCATTTCGGCCACTGTGTCGCTTGGGCCGTTGAGCCCAAAGGTGCGCCCGTCAAGCTGGACGAAAACCGGAGTGCCGCTGGCAGCTGGTCGGGCGTCACCAACCATGCCCCCGTCAGCGAACTTTGGTAGACGCATGCCGTTCAAGTTGTCCAGCATATTGGTGCCGTACTTCCTGACCGCATCAGCCTTAACTACGTATTCGCCATTGGAAAGGCGAGCTAAAATGCTGTCGCTGGTTCCTGTGCCGGGGCCGCTGATACGCCCACCTGATGCATAACCATCTACAGCTGGAGCAGATGCAGTGGCAATTTGTGCCTGTATAGATATCGGCTGCCCCAAAAGCTTGCGAAGCTCTTCCATCTGGCTGATGATCTTTTGCTTTTCCGCATCAGATAGTTCCAGCTTTATATTGAACTCAGCTAAGCCGGCAATGCGCTTATTAAGCACTTCGATCTGATCTGCAATAGACGCTAGCTTCTTCTCTGCGTCGGTCTGCTCAATCTTGTTTGCTTGCAACTCAATGGCCTGCAGCTCTTTGGCAAACCCAGCGAACCCAAAGGTGTTCTCTCCCGAACTGGCAAGCTCTTGTAGTACCTTTAGCGCCGCTTCCGCTGACTTTTTAGCGCCGTCAACATCACCCGCCGCCAGCCGACGCCGGCCATCGATTTTTAGGTCTTGAGCTTGCGCGTAGGATGGCCCCTCAGTTCCAGCACTGAACCCGGCAATAGCTTCGGCGTATCGCTGCTCAATGGCTAGCCGCTCCTTGCCAAGATCCTCAAGCTGTTTCTGTGTTTTCTTTTCTTCGCTAACCAGGTCCTTCAGGGCCGATTTAGCTGAACTGACCATGCTGGTATATGAGTCAGCGAACGCTCTATTTGAGCGCTCAGCGGATTCTCGGGCGGCTTCAGCAACATCCTCGTAATCAGATACAACTTTCGCAGCCGCTTCACCGCTTTTGCCGAGTTCACCATTCCACATCTTCTTAATTCGCTGCTCGGTATCGTTTGCGGCTTTTTCGTTGTCCGCTGTGACTTCTCTGAATATCTGCCCGGCTTCCGAAAAATCGCCCTTAGCAGCGGCGACGGCAGCCGCAGCAGTGGCCCCAATGAGCCTCCCAAGGTTGCCGAACGTGTTGCCAACAGCAAGCACCACAGTGGCAAGGCTTTTAAGCGCGAATGAAAATACTTGCGCCATGGTTTTGGCTGAATCTCCATCCTCGACCAAACTCAGTAAAAGCCCACTCATCTCGTTCAAAGTTGGTAGGAGCTCACCGGATATTGTGTTTGCCGCACCCCTCGACGCGCCACCGAGCGCAGCTAAGCTATCGTTGTACCGTTCGGCTGCTGCCGCCTGATTATCGCTAATGACCAGTCCAAGGCGTTCAGCTTGGTCAGTGAGGGCCTTTATTCCTTCCGCCCCACCGTTGAGTAGCGGTATCAGCTTGGCACCGGAGCGACCCAACAACTCAACAGCAGCAGCCGTTTTGCCTACGCCATCGGGCATGGCCTTGAACTTGTCGGCTAAGTCAGAAAGCACGGCATCAGCAGAGCGCAAATTGCCTTCGGAATCCCTGACGGATATGCCCAATTGCGTGAAAACTGCAGCTGGTCTGCCTCCGATTGTGGCCGCATCAGACATTGATCGGCTGAGCCGAGTTAGCGCTCCTGAGAGATCATTTACAGAAACACCCGATTGACTAGCCGCGAACTGCAGCCCGGTGAACGCCTCGGTAGAAAGGCCCGCAGCCTGGGCTAATTTGCGCGCCTGATCGGCGGCGACGATACTGTTCTTTATCCAGCTCCCTATAGCCACAACAGAGAACGCGCCCAGCAACGCGGCGCCTGCTTTCTTGGCGGCTGAGCTGATGCCAAGCAGCTGACCATCGACCTCTTTTAGAGCCTTTGAGGCGTTATTCTTCCCCTCAACGACTAGCTGGGTCTTAATCTTTGACATCGAGTTTCCTCAGCATTTTTTCAAAGTCTTGCTGCTTAGCGTTTGCAGAGCGCGCGGCGATTGCCATGCGCTTGAGAGCCTGGGCTTCTTGCGCAGCAGCCTCTTTGGAAAACAACTTGATTTGCGGCAGGGTGTACTGTTTAACGTCAGCCAGGCGGTGACCAGACCCAACTAGCTGTTGAACTACTGCGCCCCAGCCAGCGCCTTCTCCGCGCTTACCAGGGCCTGCTCGAAAAAATCTTTATTGATCCGGATAATTTCAAACATCAGCTGTACCGCCACCACCGCCGGCAGTCGTTTAATGCTCCAGCCGCTGAGGCTAGTGCAGGTGCTTAGGATTTCTAGCAGAACGCCAGACTTGCTTGCGTACACGTATAGCTGCTCAGCTGTTTGGCTTGCAGCCATTGCGATTGCGTTGCCCGCGGCTTTTCCGAAGCGCTCGAAGTCAGAAAACCGCACCGGTCTAATCTCAACCTTCTTGCCACGCAAGCGAACGAACTGACGCTCAGGGAAAAGGATTTCATGTGTCATTGGTTAAGCTCCGGGCAATAAATAACCCGCCGGAGCGGGTTTGTTTGAGTTCGGGATTTAGCTCTTGCCAAGCTCGCGCCTAGCCTTGGGTGAATCGATCGGTATGAGTGAAGGGGAACCGCAAGCAGAACAAGCGATGTATTTATTGGATACGCGCCAAACGCTATATATAAGCCCAGGAATGATGAAGCACAACCAAAGCACCAGCTCAACCAATGTAGAGCCCTTCGCCTTACGCTTACCGTTGCATTGAGTTCCGCAATCCGTGCAATACATGCCACCCTTTGCGCGCTCTGCGCGCTTCTCGCTGACCGCTGCGCGCGCATTGTCGAGCCGTTGCTTTATCTCTGACCGTGGCGCCTCAACAGCCTTCTTGGTGGTCTCACGCTCCATTTGCGCTATCACTTTTTCTCTATAAGCGCCGCACTCCGGGCATTTGGCTGGAATGCCGAAATTAGCGTCACTGTCCTCATGATTACATTTTGGGCACTGCATACATTCCTCCCTGATAGATAGAGAGGAATGTAGCACCGGCTGGCCCTACAGCCAATCTGTTACGGAGGAGTAATGTCGACAGGGTCCAACGCCATATCCACGAAGAAGAACTGCGATAAACCCTCATCAGTGATGCTGGTATCAATCAGAACTTCACCAGTGATCTCCAAACCCGCAAAGTCGTCACCGATGAAGTTAAGGCCTTGGGCAGCGCCAACTTTAAGACGGTGAACCGTTACAATCACAGTGCGACCAGTCGCTGCCTCGTTAACTCCGTTGAACACCATCTTGAATTCTTGGGCGCCAGTGGTCAGAGCTTGAATAACGGCGCGTCCATCTGCCTTGGTTACAGTGCCGAAGAGCACCATGGCAAGGTTCTCTGGGGATAGGTCGTGCAAAGTCATAGTGACTTCTACCGACTCAATACGACTCACTGAGGCATAATTTCCGCCGCCCGCGGTTCGGTAGTTCGGCTGGTTGATCTTGTTTTCGTTGACGTTGAAATTCAGCGTGGACTGGTTGCCCACGTCAACGGGGTCTGCAGAGCCTTTTTGCAAGGTCACAATACCCTTGCCCATATATGCGTAGTTGCCCATGCGGGTTTCCTCTTGACGAAAAAAAACCCGCACGGGGCGGGTTGATAAGTGTTGTTGCGTTCAGACTTACTTAATAACAATGCTGAGCTGCACGGGAATCAGAACACTGGCGGCGGTCTCACCGCTTCCAGGGGGAACATGCTCTGGCGTGCCGATCTCAATTTTTGAAACGCCTTGCGGGGCCCACGGTAAATGCTGACCAGCGGCCGGGAGCAGAGCGCGCAGAATATCCAGCTCAATATCTTCTAGCGCCTCGTCGTAGTCATCCATGCCCGCTTCTACCGCACCAATGACGTAGAACCCGCGTTTCAGCTTCAACGCAAAAGGCCCTTCTTCAGGCTCTGTGTCACGCCCCTTCTGCACCACGATCATCGGGAAGGCCGCGTCATCACTTTTAATAATTTCGTTAAACCACCCGCTGCGAACTGCTAACCCCGCATTCGTGAGAAATCCCTTGGCTTGCGTCACTTCACTCAAGTGAGCCAACAGAGCTAAGCGCGCCTGGGTCAGAATATTCATCGGCGTTGCTCCATGCAGGCCACGGTGACGAACATGCCGTCATCCGCAATTTCTTCTTCAACCACAAAGCGCCGGCCGTCATAAATAAATATTCCCCCTCTCGCTACTGAACACAGCACATCCTTTCGGTAGGTGATGCCTGTTTGCTCGGTGAGGAATACGCCTTCCGGACCACTGCGGGCGATGTTGAAATCAATCATCACTTCGGGCACGTCTTGCGGCGAACCCGAAGCGCCCTGGTAACAAGCGGGGCCATCATTGAGAGCGCGCATATTCTTGCGGTTCATGCGGTCTCGCATGCTGGCCCAGCTCATCAGGCAGTTACCGCCAGGCCCAACGTGCCGTTCAGTCGCACGCGACCAGTGGCAGAAGGGTTGGCAGCGGCTGCTGTAGCCACGCCGACCAGATAGTTACCGGTGCCTGGCACGTTGGTCAGCAGACTGGAGGCCGCAATGGCGTAGATTGGCGCACCTACAGTCCAGGCTTGCGCGCTGGTCTTGGCCAGATCGAAGACGCCGGTTGTTTTCAGCTCTACTTCATCGCCGATAGCGGCATCAGTAGCCGCGACGCCAAGAATGCTGCCAGAGCGAACCAGCGCGCCAGATACAACAGCCGCCGCAGCGATAACGGTGATCATGTCACCGGGCTGTACATAATTTTTCATGTGTCACCTCGAAAAAGGGAAAGCAGAGAGGGTGCCAGCAGGCACCCGTTCAGGTTGGAGGATTAAGCGCCGGCGTTTTTGTAGGCGCCGCGGTAGTCGATCCAGGCCGCACCGAATACCAAGCGCGCCTTGATTTCCATACCATCCACTTCGAAGCCCTCGCGGGTCTCGGTGAATACGCCCTGCTCGCCTTCCAGATAGGCATACTCGAAGGTATCCACTACGCCAGGGGCAGCAAACAGGTACCACTGGTTGCCAGTGATGCGAGCATCGACGATGACGGTCAGCGAAGAATTACGCACATCGTTGATATCCGCATTCTTGGCCGGAACATACTGAGAGCTGGTGAACTGGAACGCTTCAAGCTCTTTATCTGGCCCCACAACTAAATACTCAGGGGCGACGTTCAGGAAGCTGCCACCAATGGATTTCTGCTTGCGCATGGATGCTCGAGCAGCGCCCAGGGTCGTGGTATTGATCGCACCAGCAGAGCCGGCCAAGTTACCGTGACCCGCCGCGAAGATAGCGGTACCGTCGGTGAAGTTCGGATTGCTCAGCAGCAGATCCCAAACGATGTTGGATTCAGTCTGTGCGGCTGCGGCGCCCAGCGCTTGAGGGATGCGAGTCATAGCACCCAGGTCGTCATTAACAATGGATTCCCAAGTGATGGCGATGATCTTGCCGAACTTGCCTACCTTGAGTGGCGCACCTTCCTCACCAACGCTGCCGTACTTGTACTCACCGTGCTCGTTAACTTTCTCCAGCGCGGAGATATCGCCAAGCGCGGCGCGAGTTACAGCGCGGAAATCCGGCACGCTGGTCTGGCGTCCAAGCGGGCGCCACGTCTGCGGGGCAAGATCATAAGCGGCGCGAAGGCTGCGGTTAACGGTAGAGCCCAGCAAGATTGGAAAATCACTGGTGCTATGCATACCCGCGGCGCGCATGGCACTGCGATCGCAGCCCAAGGCAGCGCGTGCGATTTCTTGCGGTGTGAGACCGCGAGCGTTACCGCCTGCAAGCTCGACGAAGTCACGCGCCATATCAATCAGGCGTGAGCCGCGGAACTCGCGAGCGGCATCTTCCAGCTTAATGCTGGGGTCACAGCGATGCAGCAGTGCATTCTGCATAGCGTTGCGCTTGGCCAGCACCACGCTGTGATCAACAGAGCTGGTCACGGTCGGTTGGCTGTTGCGGGTTTCAGGCTGGTCAGCACTCTGGCGCTCTGCCAGCTTGTCGATCATTTGGGCGCTAGCGTCTGCCACAGACACGCCGCGAGCGACAAAGTCGTCAACAACGTCATCGCCAAGGCCTACTTTCTTGGCCATGCTGCGGATAGTGGTCGAGCGGGTACGCTCATCCTCAGCGGCTTGCTTACGGATCAGGGCCTGAGCTTGCTCATCGGCCGCGCGTGCTTCGTCGGTCATGGGTATTTCCTCTTTGGTGGTGGCCACGGCGGCCTTGGGTACGACAGGCTCGGCCTGACGAACTTCAAAAACGGTTGGGTATTTACTGCCTTGGTACTCATCAGCAGTTTTGGCGGCGCGAACCTTGCCGCCATCGTCGAAGCCGATCGGTACCAGGGAGAGCTCCATGGGTTCCCAGTCCACGGCGCGGTATGTCGGGATCTTGTCGTCGGCCTCTTCAATGATGTCGTAACGGTGAACTACATAACCGACGCTGATGTTGCGCAGAATGCCGTCCTTTACGTCTTTAAAAATGTCATCAACTTCGTCGCGTTGACTGAAGCGAATGCGGGCTCGCCCCTCGCCTCCCTCGATCCATGCCTTTTCAACCACGCCGATCACGTCGCGCAGCTCCCACTTGGCATGGGCGTTCAGGAAAGGGGCGCCATTGTTTAGGCGCTCGAGGCGAACGGCGGTGTCGCTTACATCAAGCTCTTCGTTGTACGTGCCTACATCCCACGCAAACCGCCGGCCTTTAGCGCCGGTAGTCCATGTGATTTCTACAGTGCGGTCATCGATATTCAGCGATTCAGGACGCACCGCAGCGCGAATACTGAGCATCGGCGTTTCCAGCGTCTTATTGGTCGCTGTCATCGGTTGATACCTCTTTGGGGTCAGTGGGTTCTGCCTGGAACTGCCCAGCTCCAGAAAGGTGGCGCGGGTCGCAATCGAGCACGATGGCCAATGCATCAAGCATCTTGTTGGATTCGGAAATCTCTTTTGCGTGGGCTGCTGGGTCTGTTATGCCCAGTTCACGCAGAGCGTCCGGCCAGGTGATAAGGCCGTTACGCAGCTTTTCTTTTACGGTGGCAATCTCGCTCTTCGGATCGACCATTTCACGGCGTGGCGGCACCCATTCAGCGCGTGACTCGATGATTCGCCCGTCAGGGCGCAGGGCTTGGGCGTCAGAGAACCACTGCCAAACCGTTTCGCACATTTGCGGGATCATCATTCGCCACTGCCATACATCCACCCGGCGGGCGAAGTGCAGCCAGCCCATGCGGCCGGATGAGAAGTTGACGCCCTTTAGGTCGCCGGTCATCAGCTCGTAGGGAATGCCAAGGCCAACGGCGATAGCGTGCAGCGCCTGCCAGGCGTATGGCTCGTAACCGTTAAAGGTAGGTGGCGCAGCAAAGGTTACGTCTTCGCCAACACCAAGCTCCTGCAGCAAGCCAGGCTCTACGCGGTCCACTAGGGGCGGCGTTTTAGTTGCGCCCGTCGCGTCGTCCTTGGTGATGAAAGCAGCGAAGCAAGCGGCGATCTTGGCCTGCTCCATTACTGCATCTTCCATTTCGTCGAAGTTGCGCAACCGCTGCATAACCGGCGCAAGCCAGCTGTAGCCGCGGGACTGGCCAGCACGCTTCGGCAGGAATACGTGAATAACGTCTTCGGCGGGTATCCGGCGAGAGCTGATCGAGCGCATAACGACATTGGCGCCCGGGTGCTCATCGAACAACCAGTAAGCAACACGCTTGCCGATAGGGTTGAACTCGATACCCTGAATAATTAGGTTGCCGCCGTTGTTGCCAGTCTTGTTTTCGTCGAGGAAGTCAGCCTCAAGCAATTGCAACTGAAGTGGCACAGCCAAGCCATCCGACGATTTGCGGAGGCGGCGACGAATCAGGCACTCGCCACTTTCTGCTACAGCCTCAATAACCTTGTGCTGCAAGCCATAGAAGTTTTCCATGCCATCAGCATCGCATTGAGCGGTTTCAGCCCATGCTGCCCAGCTAGAAGCTAGGCGCTTAACGTCAGCTTTAGTGTTCGCAATGGGGCGCGGCACGATCCCGGCGCCGACCACGTTGTCAGCGATACCACTAATGGCGCGCTCGGCGTATGGGTTGTTGCGGCGAAGATCTCTGGCGCGAGCTCGCAGCATCGAAAGCGCGGGACCGTTCTCAGCGTTCGCGTCCGTGCCGGCAGCGCGCCACCCGGCATTTCGTCGGCCGCCGGCCGCACCCTCGAACCGTCTAGACAGGGAGTCCATAGCAACGTCTGTGCGCATCTTCTTGAGGCGGCTTTCAGATCGTTTGGCCGCCCAGCCAGGGAAAAGGTTATTGATCATCGCCATATCAGTAACCCTTTGAGAACGAGGCAAGGCGGCGCCCGGAGACGCAGCTATTGCCTGCGCCGGCACCAATGCCAAGCTCTGCGGCCATTGCGCGTAAGATGCGCTGCATTTCATCAAGCGAACGATAAGTGACGGTTCGGTCGCCATGGCGGACTGACAGCGCACCTTCAGCAATAGCCGCCTGCAACTCTTCGTACTGCTGCTGGGTGTACGCCATTAAGGTCTGCTCCAATAGGTTGAACGAGCGCGTTGGCGCTCTTCTGTCTCGCCCTGCGCTTGGGCAGGCTCGATAACGTGTAAATCTAGATCTAGGCCAAAGCGCTGCTGGCTTATGCGCAGCGCCGCGACGGCGTACACCAGGCAATCCAGAGCTTCATTGCGCCGCCCCTTGGCGTCCCACCGATAAACCCGCCGACCGCTCGCGATCTTCAGAACTTTCACCTCAGCGGTGAGCTGCTTCAGTTCCGATTCGTCGCAAATCTCATCGTTGGCAGGCAGGTGAATGCAGCCCGGCACGCTCGCGCCCGGCTGAGGTTGAATCTTGAATCGGTTGTAGATCAGCTCTTTAGCGTTGTCGGTGCCAACCTCTGTGAGGTAGACCTTTGCCTTGCTGCGCGTCCTCGGGAAGTTCGCAATCGGCTTGCCGTAGGTGCTGGCACCCTTGATTGGGATTACCCAAGTAACGCCATGTTTGCGGCTTTCCTGATACACCTCATCGGTGTAGTGACCGCCGGAGTCCCAGCACCAGCGCTCTACCTTCATTGGCACATCGTCCGCGCGGTTGTAGAGCTTGTGCAGCTGCAGACCAACCTTGCGGCGCAGCTCTTCACTTGCAGGGTCGCCGTGCAATATCCAGCGATCCACTAACCAGAACTCTTCGCTCGGGCCGACGGCCCAAACCCTGCCCTCGTACCGGTCGTCCTGGGTATCAATTCCACCAAATAGCGCGCAGGCCGCTTGGGGGACGGCGCCTTGCCATATTTCACGGCGGGCGTGCAGTTGCTCCCAATCCACCTTCTCGCCCTGGTCATCTTCCCAAGTCTCGCCCAGCGTGGTGTTCACAAACGTCTTGAGCTTGTTGGGGTCAGACTTGGCCTTGAGAAAGTCCAGAACAATCCGCCCCCATGTGGTGAACGGGCTGTAAGCGGTCCAGATGTGCCAGGTCACTGATTCCGGCGTGGGGATAAGGTCTTCCCCATCGAAGAAGTCGTATCCATCGCGGGTCCATATCCCGGCTTTATCGCAGATCCAGCGGGCCTGATCTTGCGTGCTCTGCAGCTCAAACTGGCGGATCACACAGCCGGTGTGCTCGCACACATACCAGGCGTCCAGTGGTGCATTAGGGTCCCACTTGATGCCGAACTGCGTATCTTTTCCGCCCCACTTAAGCGCCTGCTCCTGATGGCAGTGCGGGCAAGGAATGTGAAGCTGAAACAAATGCGGCGACTCATCGGCCGCCGCTTCAATCTGACACTCACCCTTTGTTTTGGGCGTTGACCCTCGGATCGACTTCGGGAAGGTGGAGCCTTCCGTGCGCTTGTCGCCAAGGAATGTGGGGCTGCCTTCCTTCTCGACGTCCGGCGCGAAAGCAGCCAGCTCGTCATAGATCACGGTATCCGCTGACAACTCGCGGTAGTTCTTTCCAGCGGCACCACCACGGCACCAGAGCTGCTTGCCGTGGGTAAACCGCTTGGTATCCAGCGTGTTATCGCGGTGCTTTGACCCGTACCACGGCGCCAGATCGAGAACCGGCGGGACGTCACGAATCATGGTTTCAATCTGCGACTTCATGAAGCCTTGCGCGGCGCCATCAGTCGGCAGCAGCACTAGGATATTTCGCCGCTTGTGCTCGACCTGATAACCGGTAGCCGCGATCAACATCTTCGAGTACCCAACACGAGCGGACTTGATCACGTTAACCGTGCGGATCTCGTCGTTGCCCATGCTGTTCAGAATGGCAATCTGGTAATACAGCGTCTCCCACTTGCCTTCCTGATAGCTCGACTCGCTAGACAGGTAGAAATTCTGGTTTGCCCACTCCACCGCGGTTACTGGTACAGGCTTGGATAACGCAGCCAGCCCACGCCGAACCGCCCGCTTCAGATCATAGGTCTGCGGAAGCGAGATAGTCATCCAGTAGTGTGTCCAATCGTTCGTCCAGCGATGCGGCCAGATTGCGGGCCTTGGCTAGCTCTCGCTGCAAGGTATCCATGTGGCGCGTTTCGAAGTCCGGGTGCTTTCGCTTTAGCGTTAGTGGCAGCGTGTCGAGTATCGAGGCCACCTCAGCGGCAAGCCGGGTCAATGAGAAGGTGGCGAACTCAACCGGTACAAGGTTGCGCTTCGTCACTTCGTTTTTAAGCTCCTGCCCTTCAGCCTGGGCGGCGGTTAACCTCAACCGCTCCTGCTGCAGCCTTGCATCCGTTCCGCCGTCTTCGTCCTCGTCAGGTTGCTGTGATCGCTCTGCGTGGCTTAGGCGATTGTCGATAACCGACCGGGCCGTATAGAAGGCCTCTCGCCCAATCCGCTCAACGGGCTCAACGCGCCATTTGTCAAAGGCTTGCACCGAAATACCGAGGCTCGCCGCCATCTCTGATTTGTTCAGCCAGCCGCGTAGCTTCTTGGGTTCGGATTTAGCCATGGGGAAACAACAACCTGCCTCTGGAAAACGCTCATAAGTAGCGAACGATCGAGCCGCGAATTACCCGTGATGGCCCCACCCCACCGGAGGACCCAACGAGGGGGGTATGCCCCTCCCCTGCGCTGCTCCGGTGCGTCCTCATCACCTAGCGGTGGCCAGCGCCTTGGCGTAGGCCTTCTGAAACTCTGCCTCAATGCTTCTATCTGCCGCCTTGTAGCCGACGCCGTAGAAGTCGAGCCGCTTCTTGTAGTTAGGGCGAGAGACGAACGCCAGAACCATCTTGACGTTCTTGCGGCTCAACCGCTGGGCAATGCCAACTGGGTTATCAGGGTTGCCAACAATGAAGTACTTACTACCGGCCTCAAGGCCTTGAATAATCGAGGTCATAGTCCTGCGCGTAATGTTCCCGTAGCGGTCCAGCTTCACGCCTTTACCGGGTGCCACATACTTATTGCTAGGCAGGTATCCTTTGGATCTAAGCCGCTTCTCACTGCCTTTATTCTTCCGGGCAATACCTTCAATCTGCGGTGTTAGCCACTTAGCAGCGGGCGCGCCGCGGTCGCCGTCATCCTTGATACGCACATAGGCAACTAAGTTGTTCTTCTTGGCTGGCACTACATACATGCTGTTGAGCGTGAAGTTGTTCGGCCTATCCAAGTCTTTGGGCATTTGAGCCCTGACCGCATCCCGCGACAAACCGGCAGTTCGAGTCAGTGCTACAGCGCTTGCGAAGTCGATCTGCTTACGTTGATTAGCTAGCTCTTCTAGGGCTTTATCGAAGCCCAGTTGAGTGATAGATAAGACACCAGCCATTATTGTGCCTTCCTCAGCACCGCCGCCACATTCCCGCGTGACTGCCATACCAGCACAGCCAGGATCACGAACACGATCAGCAGGAACGGGTTAACGGGATCAATCGGCAGACCCTTCAGCATTGACAGGAAGTTGTCCAGGGCATAGCCACCGGTACCAACAGCCAGCATGTAGGCACACACACTCATGCCTAAGCGATAGCGGCAGCCCTGGGGGCAGAACGTGGCAAGCCTCCAGCAGATATAGCTGCATAGCATCGAGGCAATCATGGTGTACAGATCAACTATCATTGCGGCTCCGGGTAATGAACTCTGCAATGGTGGTAATCCATCCTGGCGTCTTCCCTCCGCCGAACCACTCCATAAGGCTGATGCAGATCACCACCGAAAACATACCGCCAAGCAAGGCAGGTATTGCTGCCGTGCTGGTCCAGTCTCGTGCTACCAGCTCAGCTGATACGAAGTAGCCAGCAATCCACGAGAAGATGAAGTAGCCGGCCTTGGCCTGCCAACTCAGATCCTTTGAGAAGATCATAAAGAACAGCGCACCAGCGAACGCACCGGTCACAGCCTCAAGGTTCAGGCCAGGTATCAGTGGGGAAGCTGCCACAGCTCCAGCGCCTACAAGGGCAATGGCTCCACTACTGATGTCGGTCATGTTGGGTCTCCGTAACGGCGAGGCCACACGCATGAGGCCAAAACGAGAAGCCAGCTCAGTGGCGCGGCTTACTGTTGAATCCCCAGTCACGGCCACGAGCTAACCCGCCGGGGAGCAAAGGCGCCGTGGCATGACTGGAAAAGGGTGGCGTTAGTTGGTTTGGTGTTAGTTGGCTTCGTGCAGGCGCTGGCGGAGCAGATAGCCCTCAAGCATCCAGATTTTGCCGCGGGCATTGTCGCGGGCAATCTTCCGGCCGATTTCTTCGTTGAAGTTTTCAGCCGAAGCGCAGGCGCTCTCACCCGTCACAGTGAATCCGTTCTTGAGTACCAGCACGCAGAAGGTCAGAAGCCCCAACTCTCCATGGGCGCCAGTGAGGCGGGTCAGCTCGTCTTGCTTGCCGAACGCACCCTGAACGCCTTCCTCGGCAGTGAAGTAGTATTCGCCAGCAATCACGGAATCAATCAGAGCTGGCGTCAGGCGCGGAGCATTGAGGCCTTTGTCTTGGATCTCTTTTTCAATTGCTGCTTCATTGGTAGGCATCGCGTCTTCCTCTAGTGGGTGCGATAACAAAAAAGCCCCGCAATAAGCGAGGCTTTGGAATAAAAAGGCCTGATGGGGTCAGGCAAGGAGCGATGGGGACGCTGTGAATCGGGCATAAAAAAACCCGCCTCAGTGGACGGGTTCTAAAATAAGCATCTGAACGGAGAAAACCGCAGATTGGCATATCGTGCGGCAAGGTGGCGAAATTGTCAAGCAACCTTGTCAGTTAGCAAGTCGCTATTTCTGAGCGCTATTTCGGCAGCACTGAATGCACTATCAACGCCCTTGCCAAGCCACCGGCTAATCATTTGCCTCCAGTGTCGCAAAGTACGCTCCGGAGTGCCGTCAGCATCCCAGCTATGAAGCACATAGAACGCAGCAGGCAGGCGCTTGGGTATAGCCCACGCTGTCACGGCCTTGGTAACGAATAGCCGGTGCGCTGGCGACTCTACGCGGGGTATCAGCCACCGCACCGCCTCGGCCACCTCAAGGTCATTGATGCTGTACTTGGCGACCAGCACATACCACTGTAGGTCTGTCAGCTCCCTATGCAGCATGCCCCGCGTCATAGCGTCCTGGGTAAGCCGTTCCTCTGTACTGAGGCCTGACCCTTCACCGCGCGTTTCAGGGAAGCCAGACTGATACCGCATCTGCCAGCCTGACTTGGCAATGCCATCGTTGGTCTCGATCGACATTACCCGTGCAATGCAATGGCCTGCGTCTTTGTAGATCATCAATCAATCCCCCGTGTAGTGACCGCGCACACCATCGCGCGGGCTTGACTGGTAATGCTTCTCTGCACCTACAGGCTTGCTCTGACCATCAGCGAGCTGCTGCAGCACCCTGGTTAAGGCAATCTGCTTACTGAGGCACCGGCCTAGCTGCCTGGTGATGTCCTGCCCTGCCATCGGCTGCCAGCCCACCCCGTCACACTCGATACAGTCCAAGTCATGGAAGAGGCCTTTTGTTGTTCCGCGGCCTTGGCAGACGTCGCACACGTCCGGCAGGCCGGTGGCTTTATTAGCTATGCTCACGCCGCATCCTCTCTGTGAATCATCACGCACTTGTCCAGATCGTCCGGGTCATGGCTTGTAAACATCGCGTCACGCGGCCCCGTCACGATATAAACCCCAACACCACCCGTTACATTGAGAGTGCGACGGTAGCCGTCGTCAGTCTCCCAAATATCAATCCCGCTACCTACCCGCTCCCACACTGGCCAGTCAGTCAAAGTGTTCGCGCTCCCAGCCGCTGCCCTTTTTCTTTACCGCGATAAACCGGAATGGGTACTGATCCGCTGCCACCTTGATCTTCACCCGAGCGTCATCAGTCCAATGCCCCTTCACCTCATGAATCTCAATCTCACCGTCTGCACGCATCACCGCAAAGTCAGGTGAATAGAAGGTGTTGTCAGCAAGGCGAAACTTCAGCCCCTCGAAGCGATACCAGACGATCTCCCCCGCTGCCTTCATCAGCTCAAGCTTGCGTGAATATGCGGCCTCGGTCTGGTTCATCTTGCCGGCCTTCAACCTGCCCAGCGCCTGCATCCTCGTAACTGAATTGGCTGTTTTCCGCATAACTTCATCCTCCCCACAGAGAAATACAGGATTACGCGCAAAGGCCCGCTGGCTCTGGCTTCGCGTCATTTGAAAGAAGTGCAGGAACAGCCACTTTTGCACCATGCGCCTCAGCAAAACCCAGCTCATCAAGCCGAGCATGCCAGCGCTCTAATGCCTCCCTGCGGCGCTCCATCATGTCGCGGGTCAGGTAGGTTTCCGTGGTCACGCCCAAGGTGTGATTGATCAGCAGTTCACCCACCATGTGATCGACGCCAATGTCAGCCAGGCTTGAGCGCATTAACTTGCGCAGGTCATGGCTTGACCACAGCCGGCCACTCACCTCACGGAACAGGGCGTGCGCGCTGGTATCCGCCATGCAGTTACCGCCGCGTACCGAAAACACCCATGCGGCCTTCAGGCGCGGGTCTGGCAATGCCTGTCGGTACTTGTCCAGCAGTCCTAACATTTGAGGCGTCAACGGCAACACATGCTCACGCCGGCTCTTGGTGTTGGCCTCCGGTATCACCCACACCCGTTCATCAAGCGACACTTGCGACCACCGGGCCTTCAACGTCTCCGCAATGCGGGTGCCGTGCGCCAGCATCATCAACGGCAGCATCGCCTTGGTGGGGTCATCGTTGAACAGGTCGACCAGCTGGCGAACCAGCCCCGCTAGATCCACGCGAGACAACCGCGCAGGCTTTGGCCGCAACTTGCCCTTGTAAAAGTCCCTGAAGGTCGTGCCCTTCAGTGGGTTGTCCTCGATGCGCCCCTGCCCTTCAGCCATGCCGAATGCCTGACGTAACCCCTGCAAAGCCTTCTGCACACTGCGCGGTGCCAGCACCTGGTGCATTGGGAATATCAGCTTGTCGTCCAGCGCCACACGGTCCACCTTCTTCAACGGCAGCTTGCCCACCCTTGGCAGCACATGCTTACGCATCAGGCACACCATGCTGTCTCGGTACTTCTGAGACCGGGTGCTGTCATTTTCAATGCGCGTAATCCACCAGCTCACCACGTCGCCTACCGTCTTCATTGCGCTCACGCTTTGCCCTCGCTCATCAACTTGTTCAGTCTCGCCCGTACCGGCACCCCAAGGTCGCCCAGCAAGCTCAGTTCTCGCTCAACCTGAATGCGGTTCTTACGCAGCGTCAGCAGGCGACGGGCGTTCTTATCAACTGCCTCAACTCGCGCCATAGAGTCCCGGCGCTGCTGCTCAATTTCTGCCATCACCGAGCTAGGCAAGGTGGCCAGATTCACGCCGCGGCGAATGGCCGCGCGGTCTGCTGGGGTCATTGGAATAGGCTCCCTTCCTGTCCGGGCTTATTGCTGGCGGTACACGCCTGAGCATGGTCTGTGGCTTTGGGGCAGCGCTTATTTCCGCATGTAGGGCAAAGAATCATGCGTGATGAGGTCACTGGCAGGCCGAACTCATCAAATACGCCTGACAGGCAGCGATGGCAGTTGCCGCAGGGTGTGCGCTGACTCATGCCTGCGCCCTGCCCTGCAAAGTCGCCCGCATGGCATCCAGCGCGGACCGGGCCTTTGCCGGATCACCCAGCTTTGGCAGTGCCTTCTGCTCTGTCGTTGGTGGATCGCTCAGCACAGCGCCGCTCATCAACTGCTTTTGAACCTGCTGATAGGCCTTCTCAAACTTCAGCCGCGAGGTTTGCCCCGGCAGCGTCATCAGGCTGTGGCGGCCGCAGGCCAGAGTGGCGTGAAATACCGCCTTGTGTGTCCACTTCTCATGCCCTATCGATGATGGATGCGAGTTGCGCAGCGCTTCGCGGTAAGCGATTTCGAGAGCAGGCAGCCCCAGCTCTTCTGGCTCAAACTGGCACCAGCCCACAAACTCACCGAGCGACGGCAGGAACGCCGCCGCCTTACCTGTGCGGGCCCGGCATACGCGCTTGCCGCGGTCGATCTGCTCCTTGTGCACAACGCCAGCCTCAACAAGCGCCCTGGTCCATTCTTTTTTCGCAGCCGTTAGGGCTTCGTCATCCGGCCAGTCGCGGTGGTGCGCCGGGCAAATCACCATCAGGTCAGTAAACAACCGGTTGAGAATCTTCGCGTCATCGGCGGTGAGCGCCCGCGCTGGCTGCCGGTTCTCTGGCAGCGTAGGCATACCGCCCTGCTGGGCTATGCGAGTTGCTATCTCATCTGCTGGCTTCATAGCTCATGTATCCAGCTGGTGTCTTCCTGACTGGTGGAAGAGGTGCGAACGGCGCGGAACGGAACAACACGCTGCTGCGCCTTGGTGCGGTCATTCTTCACCCAGCGAACAAGGTCAGAAGCCCACTGCGTGTGTGTTTGCATCCTGCCGCGTGGAGAGTGGTACAGCACAAAGGGAGACACGGCCTCGTCGGTAAAGGCGATCAAAGGAACGCCAGCACGCTGGGCATAAGCCGCCAATAGCTTCTGGTCTGGTTTCCAGTCCAAAGACATCGCGACTGGGGAATCAGGATCTGGATCGGGCTCCGGATCAACGTCCGGCGCGGGTGAGTGTGAGGGTTTTAATTCTTCTCTAACTCTAGCTCCACACGCTGTCCCGTTTTTGTCCGCTTCAGATGCGGACACTTTGCGGACACTAGCCTTACGCTTTGCGTCCTGACTGCGCCGTTTGGCGGACGCGCCGTTATGCTCATCAAAATTAACAACCATCACGCCATCAGGGTGCTCAGCAAGCCAGCCAATGGTTTCTAGTGCTTCGCCCAAACCATTAACGCCAGTCTTGCGGTCAATGGCGCGCATTGTCAGGCCCGGCAAAACCCCGTCCTCTGAGTGCCCGTCAGCCATCGCCCACAGCCAGTACAGAGCACCCACCACCATTGCTTCGGATTGGTCCGTTAAATCGCACAGGCGCGACACCCTGGGGTCGTCCCAGAGGTTAGTACGCATCTTGATCCATTCGCCGGCCATCAGTTGCGCCCTCCCAGCTTTTGAGCCAAAACCACTAAACCGCGGGGCGTGACACGTACCTGTGACGCAAGGCGTTGCTCGCCATCTTCCTCGGTGCCCAGTACCGTTACCTTGTGCTCAAGCAGCGCGGCAGATAGCCGTGGCTGATAACCCAGCCAGTGTGCAGACCCTTCGCGCCGATATATCCAACGGTTCTCACGCATGTATGCCAGCAGCAGCTTGCGCTGCACACCCAAGTGCTTAGCCGCATCGGTCAGGCAGAGCGTGCCGCGGGCAGCAGCAATGCGCCCCAGCGCCTCAACCTGCGGCGCTTGTTGCTGAACCACCAGGCGCAAGCCGTTGTTCTGCTCTGCCAGATCGGCAGCCAGGCGCAAAGCTTCAGGGAGCGTTCTTGGGATGACTGGAGCGGCTGCTCGTTGCTCCAGCTCCTGCCAACGGTCGACCAGCTTGGCTGTAAACTCCGGGCTCAGCTGCGCGACCACCACATAGCTGTCGCGCTTGCACAGCTCGTAATACATTGATGGCCGACCGCCGGTTTCGGGCTTTTCCTCCATTGGAGGTAAAGCAATTACCTTCTTCAGAACCAAGCGCTGAATGGTGCGGCGCACATTGTCGTGCCGGACCTTAAGCAACTCGGCAATCTCAATGCTGCTCATGGTCAGCACGGGTTGGGTATTGCTCATCATCAAATCAGTTGTCATAATCACCTCGTCTAGTAAGCCCCGGCCGGGTCCCCACCCATCAAAGCCGGGGTTTTTTATTGCCTGGAATTTAGTGCGTACCACCACTGGATAACCGCACAGCCCCAACACCGGACTTATGGCCTAAGGACGATTGGCGGATACTTTGGGGTGTGGGAGTCATGCGGCTGACTCTTCTGGATAGAGGTCTGGCCGCAACTCATGACGAGAAACGCCAGTGGCCTCTTCAATTCTCAAGACGCGCTCGGCGGGCACTCGGCCAGTCGCACACATCTTGTTCACCGCCTGGGGAGTAATGCCCAGCTTTTCAGCTAGCGCGGCCTGACCACCAACCTTCGCAGCAGCTTTGGAAATTGCACTCATGGCAAAACCTCTTTATCAACTATCGGTTGATGATAGTGCGCAACTGACATTTGATCAAGCGTCGTGCAAGGATCAACTCATGGTTGATACACAGCAGATCAGAGACGAATTTGTCGCCCGGCTTAACGAGGCGCTCGATGACGTGCCCGGCGTCAGGCCGGCGCGTGGGCGGAATGTCGACGTTCAGAAGCTGATGGCAAAGAAAGGATGGGAAGGAAGCACCCAGGCGAGCCACAAATGGTTCAACGGTGAATCCATGCCCGAAAAGGACAGCATGCGCATGCTCGCAGAGGTTTGCGGTGTTCGCGCCGAATGGCTGGAATACGGAGAAGGGCCAAAGCGCGCTGCTGACAGGGACGACAACCAAGGAAAGGAGAGCAACGTGATAGCTGCTGATTTCTCCAAGAAGGATCTACAAAGCGGGGAGCTGTCGATTCCCCAATATGATGTGCGCGGCGCAATGGGTAGTGGTCAGCTGCCAAATGATTACGTCGAGATCATCCGCCACGTAACCATGCACAAGTCTCACTTGGACTTGCTGGGCATCAGTTACACCAGCCCCGCTAACCTAGCCATCATTACCGGCTGGGGTCAGAGCATGGCCGGGACTATCAATCACGGCGAACCTGTATTTGTGGATCGAGGCATAACCAGCTTTACGGGTGACGGGGTGTATGTCTTCACCTGGGACAACCTGGTCTACATCAAGCGATTGCAGAAAGAGAGCAAGACGCACTTCAAGGTCATATCGGATAACCGCGAGCATGACCCGTTCAACGTCGAGATTGCCGACGTGGCGTTTCATGCCCGCGCCGTGCTGGCTTGGAATGCGCGGAAGTTGTAACAAGAAAATATAACAGGAAGGTTCTACATAATGGCAGATGACAAGGATATTAAGGCTCGCGAGATTGCTTGCTCTATCCGAAAGTGGGCCGTCAGCAAAGGCTTGATGCAACCGCTACCAGAAGCTGTCGAGAACAATATCACGGGCGGAGTTGAGCCCTTGAAGGCCAGCACTGAAGTGGAAGCTCTGATTCGTCAAAAAGGTCTAATGTCCATAGCGTATGACGCGGTTTCAAGAACAATATTCCTGTACACAAAAAAGAAGGTTTACCAGAAGGATTACAAAGTCCTTCCAACGCAGATAGGTGGGTGCGGAATAGCATACCCCCAAGGCGTGAACGACGATATTGGGAAGCAACCTCCCCAAGCGCAGGGAGCCGCCTTTACTACCTACCTTGCAAATGGAGCTCAACGCTACACCTGCGGCTCATCAATTTCGCCCGGTAACAGCTGTTCCGCGGGTACTCTTGGTGCATTGGTAAAGGACGGTACGGGTAAGATGCTTGGCCTGACAAATAACCATGTCAGCGGGCAGTGCAATCATGCTTCCCCCGGCCTGCCGATTCTGGCGCCGGGCGTAATGGATGTTAATCCAAATAACATCCACCCCTTCACTATCGGCCTGCATCAACACGTCCTGCCAATGGGTATTGGCACCCAAGGTAATATTGATATAAGGGAAAACAGCGACGCAGCAACTTTTGTAATCACCAACCCTGAAGTTGTTACATCCATGCAAGGCGGCCTGTATGATACGCCGCTGTCAATTGTTGAGCCGCTGGAAGGCATGAAGGTTCAAAAGGTTGGCAGGACGACTAGCCACACAACCGGCAAAATTGTTGGCAGAGAGCTAATGCCCATAGGTATTCACTATGCAGCCCATGAATATGGGTTTTCGGGCATGATCTATTTTGATGAAGTTTGGATAGTCCATGGGGACAATGAATCATTCTCTGCGCCTGGCGACTCTGGCTCTTTGATCGTGACGTTGGATGGCGATTCTGCAGCAGTTGGCCTACTCTTTGCCGGTGGTTCCGATTCCTTGGCTGATGGAGGCGATAAAACTTTGTTCCTTCCCATTGGTCCAATTTTAGAGAAGCTCGATGTCAGCCTGGTTGGAGGACACAATGTATGAATCCAAAGCAACACCAAGGGTAGCGGCTCAGCATCTGCTAGCACTGCTGGGTGTTACTGCTGGATCAGTATCGATATCTTCTTTCAAAAAAGAAGGTAACGGTACAGCTTTGAGGGTGTTCATAACCCCCAAAATGAAGCACCTAAAATCTCGTATTCCTGACTTTTGGGAAGGATATCCTGTTACTTGCGAGATAGCCGAGGCCCCTAGGGCTCAAATTTAAAAACCGAGAACTATCAATCAAGCCCGCCCATCGCGGGCTTTTTTATACCCTCCCCCAGCCCGCCTTGTGCGGGTTTTTTATTGCAGTTGATTTATTTATCAACCAATAGTTGACATACAACAACCAATGGTTGATATTTACCCCCAAGCCAGCAACAAACGGCCCAGGGCTCGACCCGCCGTTCTTTACACAATCAAACGAAATACCAAACAGACCGCAGTGCCTCTACTGGCGACCGGCGATCCGACAGGCCCGAAAGCCTGCCCATGCTGGGATAACCCAGCAGCGGACGAAGTTGCTCTGACTGAACCGTGCGAATGACCCAGCACGCACTGCGCCCCGCCTCACCCTGGCGGTTGTAAGGGTAAAGATTTCCTCGATGGCCTTGGCGACAGGGCCATCCGGAAAATCGAACAGGAGAACGACATGACATACGGAAGAAGCCCGCTTGAGATTGCAGAAGATCGGCTACTACAGATGGCAGCACCCCAGTTCAACATCAACCGCGCTGACGCTCAGCGGTTTTGCATTCAGATTAGGGATGTCGCCAAACCGCAACGCGAGCAGGCTACTGCCCTGCTGGATAGCTGGACAGGGTCGCAGGCTGACATCAATGCAGCGCTTGACCTGTACCCACACTGGCAGCACGCCGCAACGAGGATGCGAGCATGAAGCGCTTCTTCAAGCCAATGCGCGGCTGCCGGATCTTCGCCAGTGAGAAGCACATGACCGAGAATCCCGGCACGCTGCTGGGCTGGTGCGAAAAGGTTGATGGCAACATCTGCATATTCAAGCCGGTGTGCTCTCTTGAGACGGACCGATTCATCTGGCGATTCAAGGATGGGCCGAACGACTGGTATGAGTATGCAGCCTGATTTCTCATGCCGATTCACAGAGTCGGCATCGGAAAGTAACCGGGGCGTGATCCACTTCACGCTGCCCCGAAGCATTGCCCGCACCAGCGCCAGCAGGTAACGGTACATTCACTAAAAGCAACCAAGGAGAAGGAAATGCTCACGCTTTCACGCCGGATCGGCGAAACCATAGTCATCAGCGCAGGCGGCCATCATATCGAGGTCACAATCCAAAGCGTTCAAGGCAACCAGGTAAAGCTGGCTACAGCCGCCCCTGACTGCGTTGCGATTGATCGCAAAGAGATCCACGACCGCAAGCAGGCCGGCGTTCCGCAAACGTAACGCTACCTGCGCCACCACCGAATCACGCTCTTTAACCCCGCATCCCCCCGCGGGGTTCTTTTTGCCTGCGACTCAGCAAGGCCTGCTAAGCGCCACCCCCTATTACATGGAGTACACCAATGACCATTCTCACTAGTGAGCACTGGCAGGGCGTTACTGGCCTGCTGAGCGCGCGTGAACTCGACTTCACCCTTCGCGTAGCCGAGGGCAAAACAGATAAGCAGATCGCCAAAGAGGTTGGTCTAGCGCCTGACAGCGTGCGCAAACGCGTATACAGCGCGATGTTCAAGCTTGGTGCTAGCCGCCGCGCTCAGCTTATTGCGGAGGCCATGCGGCGCGCCATCATCACCCCGCTGGTGCTGTTCCTGGCCGTTTGCTGCGTTGTTGTTAACAGCACGCCAGATCATCAAGACCGCGCGCCCCGTACCGCTCGCACTAGGTTAACCCGCCTCAAAGGCGGTGGCCGCCGCGAAGATCCTTTCTTTAACCCCTTCGATTACGTGTAGGAGCTCAGGATGCTTACCAAAGACCAGGCCCTTAAATTCATGGCTTACCGTGTGTTGATGCTTGAGCAGGCCAGCACACTTGAAGACCTCTACATGCTCGAAGAAATGGCCGTCAACGACCTCAACTACATCAGCCGCGAGCGCGTTATGCAGCCGGTGGAGATTGGGACCGAGCGCCGCCGGGTAGAAAACACCACAAACCAGCGTGCAGGCGAGCTTGAGCGAGAAGCCAGGGCGTCAAAGACGGTTTGCTTGGCGCTGGGTCGGATGATGCGGCCGGCGGCGGCAGGCGGTGCACGGTGAGCGCCTATATCACCAAGCTGCTAGAGGCGCTGCAGGCATCAGCTGGTCAGAACACCTCAGTAATAGTTGATGTGCCCACTGCAGGCACCCTGATCTGGATTGGCCCTGAGGAAAAGGACGTTATCGGCGTGATCGTTTCGGCGGGCGCAAAGATAACTCAGCTTCGTGAGAAGGAGCGCCAGCAGAGGCCAACACAGTGCTCAGACTAATCCTGTGGGAGAGCGCGGGCTTCCTCGCGTTCTGGGGCACCTTCATAGCCGGCCTGGCGGCCGCCGCACCTCATATAGGCTAACAATGAAAAAGCAATCAATGCCGGTGGCGTATGTCGCTGGTCCCTACCGTGCTGAGTCACGCGCAGGCGTAACGCTCAACATCCAAACAGCTCGCGCCGTTGGGCTATTAGCCATCCGCAAGGGCTGGTCTCCAGTCATACCGCACGCCAACACGGGCGACCTTGATGTGGTTGATCCCGATATAGGTGATCACTTTTGGCTGGCGGCCACGCTTGAGCTGATGACCCGCTCTGACGCCGTATTGCTCTGCCCTGGCTGGGAGCGCTCAGCCGGCACGCTTGCGGAGATAAAAGAGGCGCACGACCGCGGCATTCCCGTGTTTAAGAACGCGAGCGACCTGCCCGACGCGAATGATTGGTGCCAGCAAGAGCTGGTTGAGATTACCGCCAACCTCCCCCGTTAAGTGTATGGAGACCCAATGGCAAAGTCAGATGCCGAGCGCCAGAAAGAGAAACGGGCGCGCGACTAGCTGAAAGCTGAAGAGCGCCGCGCCCGCCTGCTGGCCTACACCCTCAAGGTTGAGGTGTACCAGGGCACAGCAGACCACATAGAGCGGATCAAGCAGGTAACCGGCATCGACGAGGTGCATGACCTGTTGACCCGCGCAATCCACAACATCAGCCGCCTGGACGACGCAGCGCTGCGGGAATTTCTCGCAAGGCCGTAGCGTCACGGCGGCGTGTCACGAAAGGCAGAAAGCCATGCTTATGCAACACGCCATCCCCGACCACCTCGTTAAAGCCCAAGCCATGATCGACGAAGCCATGCGCAATATGCGATCAGGACATAAACCAGAGCCAACATCAGCACCGCACAAGCCGTCTGGCATCGACAACTTGCACGCCAATATGAAGGTAGCCATTGACGCTAGATCGGCTAAGAACAAAGCCATACGCGCCGATCTGGCGATCCAGATAAAGCCTTTAGCTGGCGTTCTATCAGCAGCGGAGATAGCCGCAAAGGTTGGCAAGTCTCAAGGGCTTGTGCGCAAGGCCGCGAAAGAGCACGGAATGGATCTGAACATCGGCAGCGGTAAAGGTCGCCGCCCTGGCCGCGCCGGCCCGAGTGACGAGCAGATAAAGCAGATGCGAGTAAGCGCCGCTGGTGGGTCAACGATCAATGATGCAGCTCAATGGCTTGGAGTATCGAGAGGAACCGTGCAGCACTGGGCCAACAAGTACGCCATCACATTTGGCAATAAGCGCTGAGCTTAACCCCACCCGGCCGGCTGGCCAGAGGTATCAATGAATGCGCGAATCAAACCTCCACTAGCAACAACAGCCGAAACGCATCGCAAAGCGCTGGTCAAGCTGCTGCAGCAGGCCAGCCACAGGCATCACCTTTGGGAAGTGTTTGGCGACTTTATCGAAATGGCCGCTATTGCCTTGGCCAACTCAACCGACCTCCCCCAGCACGATCGCCGTGAGAAGCGATATATGCAGCTGATTGGGCGATACGAGCCAGCAGAACAGAAGCTGTTCCCCAAGATGTTCGGCGAGCTGACCCTGGCGATGGAGTTTGGGCCGGACGATGTGCTGGGCAGGGTGTTCAGTGAGCTTGAGCTTGGCAACAGCGCCCGCGGGCAGTTCTTTACGCCCTATCACCTCTGCGCGCTCATGGCTCAGATCAATGTAGGGGATGGCGAGAGCTGCCGTGACCTAATACGGCGGCGCGGCTTTGTCAGGGTGAGCGAGCCGGCTGCAGGTGCTGGGGCCATGGTGATCGCTATGGCTGAAGCTATGAATAAGGCAGGCATCAACTACCAGCAGCACATGCACGTAGTCGCCCAGGACGTAGACAGTCGCGCTGTGCACATGGCCTTCCTGCAGCTATCGCTGCTGCATATCCCGGCCATCGTGGTGCTGGGCAACACCTTGACCCTTGAAGTGCGCGAACAGTGGTTCACGCCAGCTCACATCATGGGGTTGTGGGGCGTAAAGCTGGAGCGGGGTTATGCGCTTGGCAGTTTGATGGACGCAAGCCCGAGCCCGGAACCCTTGGTGTCGACACGCCCACCAATCGCCCCGCCAGTTCAAATAATCAGAGAAGAGCAGTTAGCGCTTTTCTAGTCGAGGCACCCAATGGCTAAAAACACAGGACGGCGGCGCTTGGAATACAAGGCGTGGACGCCTGAAGAAGATACGTTGCTGCGCGAGCTATGGAAAACGCACTCTCTGAACCAGTGCTCGACGTTAATGGGGCGCGGCACCAGTTCTATCTATAACCGAGTGCAGAAACTTCAACTCAAGCGCACCGATGAATACAAGGCCATCACCGGCTGCGGACGATTCAAGCCCGGACAGGAGCCATGGAACGCGGGAATGACTGGCTACCAGGCGGGCGGCAGATCAAAGGAAACTCAGTTCAAGCAGGGCGACAAACCCTCGAACACCTGGCGCCCCATCGGTGCCGAGCGCATCAGCAAGGACGGCATCCTGTACCGAAAGGTGGCCGACACTGGCATCAAGAAAGACGACTGGAAAGCGGTTCATGTCGTGATCTGGGAAGAACACAACGGCCCGGTGCCAGACAACCACATCGTCATCTTCAAGGACGGCAACCGCGAGAACTTCGACCCTGACAACCTCGAAGCCGTCACCCGTGCCGAGAACATGCGCCGCAACAGCATCGACCGATACGGCCCCGACTACCGGAGCGCCGCCCTGACGCTTGGATGGTTCAAGCGCAAGATCAATCAATTGGAGAAAGACAATGCAGACACTCAGTGATTTGCGCGAAATCCTCGGCAAGACCATGAACGGCGTGCTCGAAGGCAACTACACGGTCGATCAGGCCAAGGCTGTCGCCCAGGTAGCAGCAGAGATCAACGCTTCGGCCCGTCTTGAAGTGGATATGGCCAGGGCAACCGATGGCGATTACAAGGGCTCTGGCTTCATTGAAGTAGACCCCAAGCCGCATACCCGTCCGGCGCTTATCAAGAATCGCCAGTGACCGCATAACCCGAGGCAATCCAATGACCCCACAACTAACAGCCACCTTCGGCACTGACTCAGACGGCAAGCCAATCGCCGTACTGTCAGGAGTGCCACCAGAGGTATACGCCGGGCAGGATCTTGAAGCGCTGGCCCGCACGGTAAAGCAGATCCGGATTGATCTTGATTCGGGCATCACAGGTATGCGGATTTACCCGGAGAATGAGCGATGAAAAGTGAATTTGATCCAGCCAATCCGAACTCAGGACATGGGCATGTTTACCACCGGCCAGACGGTGAGCGGGCGCGTTGCGGCGGTCCTGGCATTTGCTCGCAATGCTCAAAGGACCAAGCGCAGAAGGAAGCAGCCCGCCAGCAAGCGGTGCCGAGTGATACCGCATTGCGGCGCGCAGGGTTGTTTCTGGACAGCCTGGACAGCGGATGCAAAGAGGTGCAAACGCTTCGCCGGTTGATCGCAGCAGCCCCACAGCCCTCGGAGGGGGTGGAGCAGGAGTGGACAGTTTGCTTGGTTGGAATGCGCGGAGGGGCATACGACACGCCAGAGACCAAGCGCGCTTATACCTATGCCGAGCAGCCAAACAACATTCATGCGCACCGGCTTGGCATGGCGTCACACGCCGCTGCGACAGCTAGTGCGGGTGATGCGATAGATCGCGGGCTGGGGCTGCTCAAGGCGCTACAGGAGGCTGGATTTGGAGTATTCCAGATAGGGGCGGAATACACCGCCCCCCGGCCCACGCCAGCCCTCGGCACCGAACTGGACGCAGAGCAATACACTGCGCACGACATGGCAGATCAGGCTGCACAGGGCTTTCGGGATGGTCAGATTGGTGTTGCTGAACTGGTTAAGGCGCTGGAAGGCATGCTCAAGCTGGTAGAAATGGACGGCATTAGGCCGCATCAGAAGATTGCCGATGCCCGCGCAGTCCTCGCCGCCCACCAGAACAGGGAGGGGTGAGTATGCCAGACGTATATCTGAATGATGGCGACGCAAGCTTTGTGAGCACCTTCAATAAGACTTGCTGGGGCGAAGAATCAGCCCAGCAATTCACGTTTAGCTTCAAGCCGCCCAAAGGCGAAAAGTTCGTTGTGATGCTTCTTGGTACGGCACCAAAAAACGCAACCGACTATGACCTAGAGGCCGCACTGAATCGCCTTGGGTTTGTGCGAAAACAGGATCAGGAGCAGCAGCCATGACTGATAAGCCGGATGCGTGCCCGCATTGCGGAGGCCCGTCAGAGTTAACGCATGTAGTAGCCGGACCAAAGGTGACGTGTGATTCATGCCTCGCCAGCGGTCCCGCCATAGATTGCAGTGAAGCTATCACCGATGAGGATTTTGCGGCGGCAGACTTGGAAGCCGTCAAGGCATGGAACGAGCGCGCAGCAGACAAGGCGCGGATAGCGGAGTTGGTCGAGGCATTGAGGCATTTCATTGACGCAGACTCACAGCCCTCTGGCATCTCAGGCAAGTACGGAAACGCGCTGACACAGGCTGTTGACAAATTAAAGCAGGAGCACGACCAGCGAATTGCTTTTGCGGTGGCTGCACTAGCCAAGTCAGGCAGTGGGGAGGAATCATGAGCGAAGCAGCCGACAGGTACAACGCACTGCCAGATGAGCAGCGATGGATGCTTTGGGAGCTTATGTGTGAAGAGCAGATTCGCATGATTGCTCAGGACGAGAAGCGGATAAAAGCCGATGCGGATCGTGCAGTCCGAGCAGGACGAGATCGAGCCAAGCGCATCCAGCAGGAACTAGATCGACATCGCGCCCAGCAGGGCAAGGAAGGTGGGGTGTGAACGGACCAAAGCGGATATTGATCACGGGGGAATCTCAGGTAGGCAGGGCTGCATTGATCGCGCTCATGGCAGAAAAGCTGAACGGTCACCGCATTGAGTTGGTTGATCCTGCCGACATCCCGATAGCTGACCCGATGCTGGAAGAGTTGGCGCGCATGCCTGTTCGGGACCTTGCTGACCCTTCAATCTACTGCAGGCCGACCCCGTACACCCGCCAATCCAAAGGCGAGCGCAAGCGCAACAAGCGCAACCGCTGGAACTAACCCCACTCACCCACCAAACAAACTACATCCTGCATTGCGGGAGGGAGAAGTAATGTCATGAACAAAGAACAGGTGTACGACGAAACAATCAGCCCACTGATGCAGCAGATCATCGAGACCTGCCAGAGTCACGGTATCGCCATGATGGCCAGCTTTGATATCGCGCATGACGGCGAAGGCCCTAACGGCGAGGACTGCTCAAGCCTTATCTGTAGCAGTCTGCTGCCTGATGGCGAAGGCAATCCCAACCCAGTCTTTACGCAAGCTAACGCGCTCATACGCCGAGGAGGTAGACCGGCGCCAATGATGCTGACCACCGAGCACGGCGACGGATCCAAAACGATGACCGCGATTATCTAACCCCACCCCACTTTGGCACCACCCTACACGCCGGGAGGCATAGCAATGGATAACAAATCAAAACCACTCAAGGCCTACTGTGTACAAGATGATGAGCAGTGCGCGGTTATTGTCTTCGCCAATAGTGGAGCGGCGGCCCGGCGTGATGGCGGTAACGAGCTTGGCTGTGAATGGGAAGGAGTGGAATCCTGCCGCCGCGCTCCCTGGGCGGATCAATACGGAAGCCGAGGCGGTGTGCCGGCAAAGGCGTGGATCGATAACGGCTACTGGTGTTCGTGCGCCGGCGGCTGCGACCGCCAAGTCAGCGGCGGGACTGAAGAGACAGAGGACGATGACGGCAATACCGTTGAGCTGGAACCTGTGTTTGTCGGCGACTCCGTCTATTGCAGCCAGGCATGCAAGGATGCCGATGAAGCGGATGCGGCTGCTCGTGCATCGAGAAAGCAGGAGTTGATCGATGAAGTTGATAAGAAATTCCCAGGCGTCACCATCACATGGGCAAGCGACCATGAGACGGACCGGATCGCTTCGTTCACCTTCCCGGGCGGCTCCCGATATGTGGATTGGCGGATGGGCGAAGAAACAGTTCGAGTCATCCAGCCTGATATTGAGGCATGGAACACCTACAGAGCGCAGAGCCGGGAGGTATGACAGATGTACGACATGATAAAGATCAGCGTTTTCCAGCAGCGCGTGTGGGGCGAGCATGGTACGCCCGCAGGCGCGAACACGATCCGCGAGCAGATTAAACGCGGCGACCTGCCGGGCAAACAGATCGGCAAACTGTACTATGTGAATTGGACCCTCTACCGTAAACAGACCGGCAACCCGCTGGTTGATCAGGTACTGAATAGGAAGATCGCCTAATGGCACCACGTCCGCGCAACGCCAAAAACAAAGGCCTGCCGCCCAATCTGTATCTGGACGGGCGGCGGTCAACATTCCGCTACCGCCGTCCTGATGACGGCACATGGCACCCGATGGGCGCGGACAAGACCGAGGCCATCAGGGCAGCTAAGCAGCTGAATGCGATCCTGACGGCACACTCTGACCTGATCACCCGGGTGATGGGTGACAAGGTTCTGATGCAGGACTTCATCGACAGCTTTACCGCTGAGATCCTGCCGCACCGGGAGCTGGCCAAAGCCACGCTTGATTTATATGCCATCCGGTTTAAGCAGGTCAAAGCCGCCTTTGGCGTGCGGCCGATTGATGAGATCACGATTCGTATGGTGTCGGAATTGCTGGACAGCCTCACGCCGAGAGCTAGCAACCAGTGCCGCGCGCTGCTGGTCGACGTGTTTAATCATGCCTGCGCCAAAGGCCTGTGCCCCGATAATCCGGCAGCCAGCACTATCAACCGGATCGAGAAGAAGGCACGCAAGCGCCACACGGTCGAAGGTCTGAAAGCAGTGCGAGGCCACTCCCCTATTTGGCTTCAGAACGCGATTGACCTTGCGCTGATTACTGCTCAACGCCGGGCTGACATTCTGAACATGCGCTTTGATGATGTGCGAGACGGCTATCTGTACGTCATTCAGCAGAAAACAGCCAAGGCCAGCGACACAGCATGGATCCGCTTTAAGCTAACGCCAGAGCTGAACGCAGTGATTGAGCGATGCCGTGACCGGGTGCTTTCACCTTTCCTCATTCACCGGATGCCAGAACGCCTGAAGCAAAAGCAGCAACAGAACAAAGAGCATTGGACAAAGGTTGAGCAGGATTATCTGACCAGGGCATTCAAGGATGCTCGAGACGGATCGAAGTGCTATGCAGATTGGAGTGATGCAGAACAGCCGGGCTTTCATGAAGTGCGAGCGCTAAGCCTGCACCTGTACAAAAAAGCCGGGAAGGATGGGCAGAAGATCGCCGGCCACGCCACTGAAGATATGACGCGAAACTATCAGCGAGATCATGCGGAAATTGTGTGGGCTGACGCAGTGCCAGACTTGGATATTGCGCAGATCACCAGTTAG